GGAAGCACAAGAAATCTGTTAAGAACAGATGGTAGTGTAATATTAGAATCTGACACAAAAGCCAGATAGAATAAAGCAATGGATAATCACATGAGAAACTTATTATTAAGTAATTATGAAAAAAGTCTTCCCTCAAAAAGAGATACAGAAGCCTTCATAAGTAATTTCCATCAATATAGGGCTAAGAAGAAAGCCCAAGAAAAAACACATTATGCTTTAATTTTTGCTTGTGTTCTTATATTAAGTATGATAGGATCAATAATAGCTAAACAAACTAAAAACAATTTAGATATACAAACGGCAAGCGGAACAGAAAAATGCAATACACAAGTCATGGAAAAGTAGTAGTCTTTGAAGGAAATGTCCATGAAGTTACAACATGGATACAAAAACAAATTGGAGAACACAAAACAGTTAGCTTAAGAGATTATTTTAAAGATGAAGTTTGGGGAGTTCATAAAATTGGAGAAGAAAAGTATACATACTATTATCAGTGCTTAGGCAAAGGTAGATATTCTATTTTTACAATGCAATGAATAAAATTTATTATACATTTAGCATCTTTATAACAGGGCTTATTTTTTGTTTGGTTTATATGCCTCAATCTACATTGCAAGAAGATATAAAAAAATCTGGATTAGAATTTGTATATGTTACAAAAGAAGCTTCATGCTTTACCAAAGGTATCGAGCCTATAGGATTAGAATCTCATAAATGGATATTAAATTTAAATAACCACAGACCATCTAACCCAATTTATAATGAAGCAATCTATGTGTCAGTAGGCTACATGATGAAACAAGTAACATTAAAATATAAATCTAATGTTTTTCAATCTCAACTGTCTAATACCTTATATGATAAAAATATTAATTACTCTAGCTCTGCTATCTCTAACGGGTCATAGCTCAATTGCCTCTGTTTTATCATTTGTGAAAAATGATGTTTACAGCTTAAAAGATACAAATAAAGCAACCGCTATTCTAAACGACAAAATAGAATCAGATTCTCAAGTTGGAACTGGCGAGCAAAGCATGTGTGAGATATCATTAGATGATAAATCAATAACAAGAATTGGCGCTAATTCAATGTTTTCATTTGTGCAAAAAGAACGTTTGGTTAAATGCGACAAGGGGACATTTCTTGTTTCAAAAGATCCTGAAACTGAAACCATGACTGTAACTACTGGTAGCGTCACAGCTGCAGTAAATGGCAGTACTGTTATATTTGATGTGAGAGATGATGCAACACATATTGCAGTTGCTGAAACAACCACAGGAGTTGTTGTAACAGATAAAAATGGTAAATCAATAACACTACAATCTGGCGAAGGAATATCTGCGACACCAAATGGAATGACATCTTCAACTCCTAAAAGTGTTGATGTTAAAGACTTAATCTCTTCATCACCTTTATTTAATGAAAAAGGATTAGCTCCACTCGCTAATGAAGCTTTAATTAAAGGCGTTGCTAGCGCACAAGAAACGGCCAAGTCTCAAGGCATGTCGTTCAAAAGTGAAATAAATGATATCGTGGCAAATAGAACAGATAGTACGAGTGTTCCAGATATCGATACAGCAAGTGGAGCTGAAAATGCAACAAGTAATTCGACACCGCCTTCATCTCCACAAATTAATCCTCAACTTATACCACCAGTAAATTCAAATCCAAACCCCAAGGAAGCTACCCCAATTTAATATGGTGTAAGCCTTATGTTATGCCATTTAAAATCAAAAACTGGTGGGCTGATTTAAAATCCTACGATAAGTTCTTTTTTATCACTTTCATTCCTGCGATACTTTTTACGCTTTGGGGGCTAAGTGACCTTTACATTAATTACTTTGATTTATTAAGTTCATTTGATCACCTTCAATTTTTTCTGAGGTTTGCTTTTCCAGTAGCACTAGCTACCTTAATAACAGTACTAGAGCGCAACAAGAGAAGAAAACTAGCAAAAGATATTAAAGATTATTTAGATAAATGATCACTTAATTCTCTCTACCAAATACAAAATATAAATTAGGATACCAAAGCAAATTAGACTAGTAGATAGAGTCATACAAACCTAATTACACTAGTTAAAAAAGGTGTGATGACGTATATTAGAGCTGTACCTACAACTCTATAAGTTAAAATATAACAAGGCTAATTTAAAATTAGATTAAATTAATCATTTATTATATAATATTATTAATGAAGATATACTGTATTGAATGTGGTGCACCAACAGAATATAGTTTAAAAAAACCATTATTTTGTTCAAATTGCGGTAGTCCTTTTCAAAAAAACCTTCAACCTATTGTAAAAAAAGAAGGATATCAAAAGCCAGCTATCGCCAAAAAATCTTATAAACCAGAATTAGATATTGAAGATGATTCAGATTTTGATGATAATGAAAGCGTAAGCATGCCAGAAATTTCAGAAATTCAAGTCGAAACACAAGCTGAAGGTCCAAGCAAAGGAGTTAAGTTGAGAGATTTAATGGGAACTTCAGAGAATCAAAAATCAAATAAAATTAAAATAAAAAGCAAAAAACCCTCAAAAAAACAAACTTTAGAAGACTTTGCAAGAGAAGCAGGATCGTTAAGAAAAAATAAAAAATAATAAATGAATCCTCCAAAAGCAAGTTTCGAAAGTAAAATTTTGGAGATAAATCAAGAGATAAGTAAAAGAAAATACAAGTGGAATTTAACTTCTTTGGCTTGGATGGATTTTAGTGATGTGTCTCAAATCTTAAGGCTTCACATTTATAAAAAATGGGACATGTATAATCAAAAACAACCCCTGGCTCCTTGGCTAAATAGAATAGTTAGTAATCAAATTAAAAATTTAATAAGAAATAATTACGGTAATTATTCTAGACCGTGCTTAAAGTGTGCTGCCGCAGAGAACGAAAATGGTTGTAGTATATATGCAACTCAATGCAGTAAATGTCCGTTATACGCTAAATGGGAGAAAAGTAAAAAATCAGCATACGATATAAAACTACCAGTAGCTTATGAAAATCATGTTCAAGAAATTCATAATATAAAAGAAAACGAACTAAACATAGATAAGGCTGAGAAAAATATTCACAACAAGATGCAGCAAATTCTTAAACCTATAGAGTGGAAATTTTATGAGCTTTACTACATTAAACATAAATCAGAAGAAGATTCAGCCAAATTAATGGGATACAAAACAAACGAAAAGAACCGTAAGATAGGATACAAACAAGTTAAAAATTTAAAAAAAGCTATTATGATTAAAGTTAAAAAACATCTGTATAATGGAGATATAGATATAAATTAGTATGAGTGAAAATTTACCAGAATTAACAGAACAGCAACAATTAACACTTTTAAAGGAATGGAATAATCGTGTCAATAATCCGCCATCTCTTACTGAATTAGTTAAATTAGCTTTTGGTAGAGATGATCTTGATGGTAGAAGCAAAGAGGGAAAGGCTGTCAAAAATTTTCTTGTCTCTAGACAGATCAAACCAAGAAAAAGTCACGAGTATCAAGCGAAAGGTTTAATAGAGTTAACAGAAGAGCAGAAAGAGTATATCAGTAATAATTGCGCTACAATGACTGGCGTTGAAATATCAAAAATTCTTTTTAAGAATGAGGCTTTAACCAATTTAAGTCAAGAGACTAGAACAATATTAGAGCATATGAAAAGTATACCATCTAATGTAAGATACTCAGACTCTAATCAAAATGTCCCCACGGAAAGCTATAAACCTCCAAGAAGCGAAGAGAGAATGATAGCTAAAATAAATAGATATATAATGGATGGAATAGATAAAGAAAAGATGACGGCAAGAAATAAAAAAGAAATAAATTCTTTAATTGGGTATATGAATACTTATAGATTCACTCATCAAATTAATCTTTACGACGATGAGGACGATAGAGACCTATTCGAAAGCAGTTTTTTGAGATATACTTATGACAAGAGTGATCTTACTCAAGAGGAAGTTGATCAATATATTGTTCTAGCCACAGAGGTAGTTATATCATCTACAATTCAACAAACTATTACAGCTTTACAAAATCAAATAGATTTAGCTACACAAGAAGATGGCAAAATCCCAATGGCTATAGTAGAGGCTAGTAGTACAGCAAGAAAAGAATATAATGACTGCGTAAATCGTCAACAAAAATTATTAAATGATTTAAAAGTAAAGAGAAGCGACAGATTAAGCAAGCAAATAAAAGATAACGCCAGTATATTAAACCTTGTAGAAATGTGGAAACAAGAAGAGTCTAGAAAAAAATTATTAAAAATGGCAGACTTAAGAAAATCTATTGTAAAAACAGAGATAGATAGACTCGACTCTATGGATGAATTAAAATGTAAAATTTTAGGGATATCTGAAGAAGATATTCTAAACGGATAAAATTATGTCAGTTATATGTAAAGTAGACGGGAAAGAATTTCCAAACGAAAAATCTTTACACATGTCTTTAAAGCGATACAAGCTTAATAAAACAAAATACTATCAAACATATTTTGAAAGGCGAGATCTTTTAACAAACGAGCTTATTAATTTTAAAACTAAAGAACAATATTTTAATAGTGATTTTAATGATAAAAATAATATGAAAAAGTGGCTCAAACAACAGCCCCTCGAAAAAGCTCAAGAGTATTGTAAATCTTTAATTCTCAAAAGAAAACAAGATAAAAATCTATTATATAGTCCTTCTCAAGTAGAACTAAGAACAATAATGTGTCCATCAATTATATTTTATAATAAGATATTTAATGACTATTATAATGTTTGTAGTAGTATAGGTTTAAAGAATAAATTTATTCATGCCAATAACATAGTTGATCAATTTAAAAATAAATTAGACAAGAAGTCAATTATTTATGTTGATACAAGAGAACAGAGCTGGTTAAAATTTGATACAAAATTTGAAATTAAAACATTACCATTTGGAGATTATTCTTGTAGTAACGATAATTGCAAGTGTTTTATAGAAAGAAAAAGCCTAAGCGACTTCATAAGCACTTTAAGTGTTAAAAATTTTGATAGATTTAAGAATGAGATATATAGAGCAAAGAAAAGTGGAGCTTATTTAATAGTAGTGGTAGAGGAAAAATTAGCTAACGCCCTTAGCTTTCAATATCTTCCTCATATTAGTAAAAAAATTAAAGCTACTCCAGAATATATATTTCATAACGTTAGAGAATTATTACAAAGTTATGATAATTTACAATTCCTTTTTGTAGATGGCAGAGTAGAAATGACCAGAGTGATTGAATCTATTTTCACATCGAATTGTTTTTATAAAGAGGTAGATCTTCAGTTAGCTTATGATCTAAAACTTTTATGATATATTCCCCAGATAAATACAAGAAAGAATACCATGACATTAACAAAGAATTAATGGAATTAAAAGGTATTTTAAATGATAAAGAAGCAAAAATTAGTTTAGTAAAATTTTTGAGAGGAAATTTGGGTTTCGCTACAGAACTTATTAGTGGAATAAAATTAGCTCCATATCAAGAGATTCATTTAAAAGCTTTAATGACCAGAAATTTTAATATGTGCGTCTGGGGAAGAGGTTGTGGAAAATCTTTTGTTGCGGCTGTCTTCTGTTTTCTTCAATGCGTTTTTGAACCTAATACAAAAATTTTAATTGCAGGACCAACTTTTAGAACGGCTAGATTTATATTTAATAATTTAGAAAAAATAGTAAATAGTAAAGGAGCAGAACTTCTTCAACAAGCCTTTGGTTCGAAAAGCAAAAGAAACGATCAATATGAATGGTCGATTAATGGTGGAAGTATAGTAGCTATACCTTTGAATGGAGAAAAAATTAGAGGTTTTAGAGCAAATATACTTGTATTAGATGAGTTCTTACTTCTTCCAGAAGATATTATTAAAACCGTTTTAATGCCTTTCTTAGTTGCACCACAAAATATGAAAGAAAGAATGGAGATTAGAGAAACAGAAGATATCTTAATAAAAGATGGATTAATGAAAGAGGAAGACAGAATCGTATTTGAAAATAATAGTAAAATGATAGCTCTATCTTCTGCAAGTTATACTTTTGAAAATCTTTATAAAACATATAACGAATGGATAGAAAAAATTAATTGCAAAGAGCCTAGTGAAGCATCTTATTTTGTTTCTCAATTAAGTTATGAGGCTCTTCCGTTAGAAATGATAGATAAGACTATTATTGAAGAGGCGCAAAATGGAGGATCAAGTCATAGTAGTTTTTTAAGAGAATATTGTGCTAGATTTACCGATGGAAGCGATAGTTATTTTAGTGCGAAAAAGATGGAAGATTGTACTATTAAAAATGGAGAAGCCCCTCACACTCTGATGAAAGGATCTTCTGGAAAAAAGTATATACTTGGTATAGATCCAAATATGAGCGATAGTCCAAATGCAGATTATTTTGCTATGGCAGTAATGGAGGTGGATGAAGAAACTAAAAGCGGCACATTAGTTCACACTTATGCTGGATTAGGAAATTTAAAAAATCATGTTAATTATTTCTACTATCTTATGACTAATTTTAATATTATATTTATTATTCTTGATAATGCTGGAGCAGACGTATTTCTTTCTGCATGTAATCAGTCTGAACTATTCAAAAACAATAAATTAAATATAAATAGTTTTGAATTTAATTCTGATCTAGAGGGAATAGATTATGATCAAGAAGTAGCTAGAACTAGAAATAATTACAATTTAGAATCTAAAAAAATTGCATTTAACCAAGTATTTACAAGTAATTTTATTCGTAAAGCTAATGAGCATTTACAAGCATCTATTGATTATAAAAAGATATGGTTTGCCAGTAAAACCTGCGCAAATGATAGTTTCTTCGAGACCGTATTCTCTCAAAGTATACCATTAGATTTAATGAAAACAGAAGAGAAAAAGGACTGGTCTACTCTTGACTTTATTGAAAACCAAGATGATTTTATCTACCAAACAAAAAAGCAGTGCACCCTAGTTGAGCATTCTTCTACAGCTAGAGGAACCCAATCATTTGATCTTCCTCAGCATCTCAAAAGAAGCTCTTCAGCGAATAAAGCTAGAAAAGATAATTATTCTGCACTTTTATTAGCCAATTGGGGTTTAAAATGCTATTATGATATAATGAGCGCAAAAAAAGAAGACATATCGGCCACTTTTTCACCTATAATGATAAAATAAGTGTAATTTTACTGAATAAATGAATAAAAAATCTAAAAAAATACAAGAAATCAAAGCTTCTACGCCTTTGTTGCAACCAGAGTCAGAGCCTCTTATGGTTTATGGGAGCGATTTAAATAAATCAAAACTAAAAATGTCAGAAATTAGAGCCGCTGCTACTGGGTCTAGAAGGAACGCATCTTCTACAATAGAAAAAACTAATAGATTTACAAATATTGACAACGGTCTAATTCCTTTTAAATATTCAAATTACGTAAAGAACTTATCTACGCTAGATGTTAGGGATGCAATTATATTATGTCAAAAAGCTTACTACAATGTTGCAATTTTTAGAAACACCATTGATTTGATGAGTGAGTTTTCTAGCAGCCCAATATATCTAAGCGGTGGAAGTCAAAAGTCTAGAGAGTTTTTTGAAGCATATTTTAAAAAAATAAATTTAGCTAGTTTCCAAGACCAATTTTTTCGTGAATACTATAGAAGCGGCAATGTATTTACATATAGATTTGACACCTCTTTAAATTCAGAGCAATTATTAAAGATAACTCAAGCTTTTGGTTCTAAATTAAAATCCATAGCCGAGGACGGTGGTGTAAAACTTCCAGCAAGATATACTTTGATGAATCCTGCCGATGTTTATGTAGGAGGAAATGTAAATTACTCTTTTAATACATATTATAAACTACTAAGTGACTATGAGCTAGAAAGACTAAGGTCTCCTAAGACCGAAGAAGATATTGAAGTATATAATTCTCTTACTGATCAGGTCAAGGATCAAATAAAAAATAAAAGTAACTCTTATATACTCGTACCGTTAGATAAAAGCAAGCTAGCGGCAGTTTTTTATAAAAAACAAGATTATGAGCCACTTTCTATTCCAATGGGCTTTCCAGTTCTTGATGATATCAATTGGAAGCTTGAAATGAAAAAAATGGATATGGCTGTGACTCGTACAATGCAACAAGCAGTTCTTTTAGTAACAATGGGAACAGACCCAGAAAAAGGTGGAGTTAATCAGAAGAATCTTCAAGCCATGCAAAGTCTTTTTGAAAATCAAAGCGTTGGCAGAGTTTTAATTGCAGATTATACCACCAAAGCTGAATTTGTAATTCCAGATATTGGTAATCTTATTGGACCACAAAAATATGAAGTAGTAGACAGAGATATTCAAATTGGTTTAAATAATATTCTTATTGGAAGTGAAAAATTTGCAAATCAAAGCATTAAAGTTCAAGTATTTATCCAAAGATTAAAACAAGCTAGAGAAGTTTTCATAAATGAATTTTTAATTCCAGAGATAAGGAGAATGAGCAGAGATCTTGGTTTTAAGAATTTTCCAACACCATCTTTTCAGGATATTGATATTAAAGATGACGTACAATACTCTAGAATATATAATAGGCTTGTTGAGTTAGGAGTTTTAACTCCAGAAGAAGGATTAAATGCAATTGAAACAGGAATATTACCAAACACAGAAGAGTCTTTAAATTCTCAAAGAAAGTTCAAAGAATTAAGAGACGAAGGCTTATACCAACCAATTATTGGTGGCAGTGCATCAGGGGCAGCTGGAAGACCATCAGGCTCTACAGGAATCCCTCAATCTACAAAAAATACAAAGCCAATAGGTTCGAAAGCCTCATTTTCAATTATTAAAATAAAAGAGAATATTATAGCTAGTCAAGGCTTAGAAGAGGAAGTTAAGTCTGCTATTAGGAAAAAATTTAATGTTAAAAAACTAACCAATCAACAAAAAGAAGATAGCGAAAAGATATCTGAAATAATTATTGCTAATGAACCTCCAGAAAACTGGAAATCCAAAATAGAAGAGTATATAGAAAAGCCATTTGATCAAAATCAAGAGCAAATCACCAATATACAAGAAATTGCAAGCGAGCATCAAGTGACAAATTATATAGCTTCTTTACTTTATCATAGCAAGTCTAATTAATATGAAAAAAGTGTAATTTCCTGTATGCGTACGTTCAATGGTTTACAAATTTTTACTCCACAGCTCACTAACTCTGGGCAATTAGACCTTCGATACGTAACTTTAAATACAGACCAAACTATAACTGGATTAAAAACTTTAAAAAGTAATTTAATTTTTCAACCAAGCTATCTACCTTCTGCTCCTAATTCTCCAGGATATAGCGGACAAATAGCCTTTAGTAGAGATTATCTTTTTGTTTGTGTTAGCGGAAATGGAATCAATGGAGATTGGAGAACCACCCCTCTAGGCACCGCTTGGGCTTTAAACTAATATGAGTAATATCCAATACAATCAAGTCTTAAGTCTTCAAAAAGTCCCAAATGGAGGATTTGCTTACATTAATGCAAATCAAGGAATTACATTGTCTAGTGGGCAGCAATTTTTTATTGATAGCGTTTCTACTGGATTTTTTCCACCAATACCTGCAGGATCTACAGATAAAAATAAATATAGAAAACAAAAATGGTTAAGCGTTGGTCTCGAAGGAAACTCCTTTAGAAGATATATAAATGAAAATAGCGGCTTAAAAGGTATTCCAGAAGGTTTAGAACCAGGAAATTTTGTTTATTTTACAATAGAACCAAAAAGCAGCTTTTTAGAATCTGGAGTTAATACAAGTCCAAACAATGCAAGATATATATCATCTCTTAGAGCAAAGCCCTATATGGTCATTGAGAATGATGCAAAAAGAGAAAATAGTTACGAGAAAACTCCAGCAAGTCTTTTCACTGGAGTTTCTGGAAATAATAATTTTGTTGTGTTTCATTCTGGAAGCAAATACAAGAACCTAGCTTTACAGTCGATGAGATTTCATCCTATTATTGGTAATGGGTACGCACAATATGATCTTTGGAGTGGTAGGTCCTTATATATTCAACCAAAAAATCATCATATTAAAACTTTTGTTGAAGTGAATGTTAAATCTGGTAGTTCTTTAGCTTATGGACAGATAGCAGATCGAACTCTGCCTACTCCTCAAAACGTTTACTTTCCTGCTATTGCTAGCGGTAGAGCTCTTTTAGTTGAAAATGCTATCGATACCCAGGCAAATGGAATTTATGTAGGAAAAGAAAGAAGATTAAATCCAACATACTTTATAAATGAAAATAATTACAGAATATATAATAGCGGTCTTACAGACTTTACTCTTACTAATGAATTAGGAAAATGGACTTTAATTAAACCCACAGGTTCAAACGTTAGTTTTACTATCCCAAATGATCTAGTAAATTTTACAAATTTATATAAAACATCTGGAACATCAAACGCCTTCGCCCCTTATACTTTTAGTCAGTACTTATCTCAGCCTCCTGTGCTATCAAATCCTTCTGTAGGTTGGCATAAAATAAATAACGTTGCAGAAAATATAAAAGTAACAAAACTGGGAACACACGGCACTAATATTTATGATAGTCTTGTGTATTTGAATAAATCGAATGCGTTAGGTGTTAGAGGTACGACTGGAAGTTACTTAATGCCTAAGCTTGGAGCTGTTTCTTTAGATATGGTTAAAATTAACAAAAACCAATACTTTACAACCGTATTGAAAGCTTCAGCAACTTCAAATGTTCCTTATGATACCAGTGCAAATTCCTTAACAGGTCTAAGGTTTTTTTCCCCAGCAATAATATTTGACAATCAAGGTTTATCTTATTTTCCATATACTAACTTACAAACTTTACAAAATGAATTATATCTAAAAGATAAAGTCTTCTTTAAAAGGCCCCTATCTTCTAATTTACATCAGTCTAAAGAAGTAGAATTAAAAATTAAATTTGCTCAAGACAACAGAATGATACAGCCGCAAAAAGTTATAAAAAATACCTCTCCTGTTGAAGAAAGAATATATAATAAAGTAAGCAGAGTAGTAGAATTTTATGATGAAAAAGATAATGAAACATTTTCTAATACCCCATTTACGACAATATCTGGTCAAGATTACAGTTTCGAACAAGTAGAGAATTTCATTTATAAGTCCAGACCAGACTTTAATAACGCAACAAAACAAAACGTAGTAAGATATTAAATATGAAACATTTACATAGCTCTAATAACGTGACTACTCCTTCGGAGCCCCTAGCTCTAAAGAAGGGGAGTCTAGAGAGTGTGTTCTGTGTCCACATAGGACCCGAGACGAACTCATGTGATTACCCTTATAGGCCATGCGGCCAAGCGGAGGGGGTCACGTTATTAGAGGGAGTAAAAAATAAAAATGAATAAAAGAATAGAAACAAAATATCTCCTTTTAGATCAAAAACTTTTAAAAGTTGATGGAAGTAGTTTATATTTTGATAATAAAAAAGTAGGAATTATGTTTACTTCTGTTCCAGCTTATAAAAATGACACAGGCACAGCTGGAGATATAGCCTATGATAATACGCATATATACATATGCACATCCACCAATACTTGGGTCAGAACAGCTTTGGCTTCTTGGTAAGCTTAAATTAATATAAAATCTAAAATACCGTGTAATGTCTTACATGCGGACTTTTAACGGTTTACAGATCTTCACAGAGCAATTAACAAATTCTGGTCAATTAGACCTAAGATATGTGCGTATTAGCGGAAATAATAGACCTGCAAATATTTATCTTGGTAACTTAACTCAAGATTATGCTTTTTATAGTAATACCAATTTTAATATAACAAAGTCTTTTAGTGTTTCTTATAATGATACTTTTCAACAATATACTGGATATATGCCAGAACTAATAGATAAAAAATTAATAGCTGTAAAAAATTTATCAATAACTTTTAGTTTGCCTATCAAAAGCTATGATAGTTCTCAAATTTTTGATCGAAGTGATTCAACTTTTGTTATGCCACCTTTAACATCTTTTGAATTTTTAGGAGTAAATCAACCAAACTATTCAGGATGGGTTTCAATGAAATCAACTCCTGGAATTGGAGCAATAGGTTAAATATATGTCAACACCAATAGGATTTTATACAGTATACGAAGGAAAAGGTTTAACGCTGGCTACAAGTACAGCATTATCTTCTCTTGAATTAGCGAATCCTTATTGGGGTGATGGTTTAGAACACATTAATGTAACTGGTTTTTTAGGAAACGCAACTGGAATTAATGGCATTTATTTACAGGGATATTCGGCTTCTCTTGGACTTGGAACGCCTTTACCTGTAGCATACGGAGGGAAATTTATAGCTAGAGGTGCTCCGTATAATGATTATCTAGGATCAGCAATTCTTTTTTCTTCAGAAGAAGGAGAAGAGGACCCTGAAAATTTTTATCAAAGATGGCAACTTAATACTGGACTAAGAATTGCTGGTGATGGTAATAGTATTACATATGGAGGAGGTATAGCAGCTTATTCGAATACATGGGTTTGTCCAGAAGACGTAACTGATTGTACTACTGTAATGCGAAAACCATGGAATGTGCCTTGGAGCAGCGGAAAGTATGCTTATAATCCTGGAAATAAAATTTCAAAGTTTATAGTAAGTGGGGATACAAACGGAGGATATCTTTTAAGCGCTGGTGGCGCTGTTAAAATTGAAACTTATGGTGGAGATGCTGGGCAAGAAGGACATCTTAAAATAGATGGAAGTGCAATTGATCTAAGAATAGGATCTGCAGCAATAGGTATAAATGATGAGATTATAACTTTAAATAGAGCTACAACGATGCCTTACTTGGTAGTAGGCCAAAGTTTTGATGAAGATGTTTATTTTAGCACAAGCAACCAAAGTACTTACATTTTTAGAAAACTCATTTTACAGGATACAACACCTGCCCCTTTATCTAGTAACTCTGCTGGAACATCTGGTCAAATTGCATATGATAATAATTATCACTATAGACACAATGGAACAAATTGGACAAGAACAGCAATGTCCTCTTGGTAAATATTAAATTTAAAATAATAGTGTAATCCTATACAAGGATTAAGGTGTATGGTTAATAGAATAATATATAATCAACAAGAGCTTTTTGTGTTACCCAAGTCACAAGAAGAGCAAAACGGACTCCCATTTTATTTGCCTAATTTTAAGATTTTAAAAAAGATAGAAAAAATTCAAAATATTAATTACTCAATAGAGCAACCAAGACAAGACGCGAAAGCTTTTGGTCAAAAGATTAGCGTATTTAGGGGAACTAAGTCTTCACCAGAAGGAACTTTAACTTTTTCGTATATACCAGATGGCGTAACAAACGAAAATAGATTAGGATTTAATGTAGGTCATTTTAATAAAAATTTCTATGGAAATATGTTCTCTGGGATCTGCACAAACGATAAAGATACAAATCGCAAAGATTTTTATCTAATTGTAAATAAAACTGCCGAAGACGTAGATTCAAAATCTGCTATTAATTCATCTTTTGTTTTTCCTAATTCAAAAGAGGACGTTGCCCATCCGAAAACAAAAGATTTTCAAGTTATTCATTTTCAAGATTGTTACTTAAATAATTATAGTTTTGATCTACAAGTTAATCAAATGCCCACGATACAACAAAATTATTTATTTAATAATATATTTTTTTATTCCAGTGGCAATGATCTAAATTACAGTAGCTTAGATATCAAATCAGGATTAAATACAAAATCACAAGATATCATCATAATACCTAAAGACATAGATTTAAAGCAACCTTTGATTAGCGGCGTAAACGTATTAACACCAAATAATTTAAATTTATATCTTATTACAAAAAATCAGACTCTTAAATTTTATGAAGAGAATATAAGAGGTTTAAATTTCAACATAAATTTTAATAGAAAAATTGTTAAATCAATAAATTATAAATTTCCAATAATTAGTAATATCACTTTCCCTGTAAACGGAGAATTAAACGTATCATTAGTTACTAGTAATACATTAAGCGGTTCTTTTTTTGATACTTTAAAAGCAGATGATGATTACAATATAGTTCTAGAATTTAATTCAAATTTATCAAAAAAAATAGAATTAACAAAATTTATTATAAGCGGATGTAAATTTAATAATATTAATTATGATTCAAATATTGGAGACAATAAGTCGGCAGCTTTAAACTTTACTTTTGATCTTGATACTGATTTTAATTCTCGCGGATTATTCGCTAGTGGCAATCTGTTGAGATATCAAAATTATCTTCTATAATGAACAGAATCATCTACAACATGCAAGGACTATACTTGTCTCCTTACTCTGGAGAGCAAAGTGAAAGTAATAATGGGGGCAACTATTATTTAAGTGGGTTCAATATTTTAAAGAAACTAGAAAAAATTCAAACCGTAAATTATACCATAAATTCTAACAAAAAAAATCAAGTAATATCAAAAAATTTAATTTTTCGAGGATTTAATTATCCAACAGTTGATTTAGATTTTTCGTACGTTCCAGATGGAATAACAAATGAGTATCGTTTAAATTTTGATGTGGGTTATTTCAACTATTATCAAATTTACCCAATGTTTTCAAGCATGATGAAATTTAATTTATTTGATAAAAAAGATTTTTTCTTGGTAATCAAAAAGAATCAAAATGATTTATCTGAATATACTTTTGAACCTTCAGAAGAGTCTATAAACCCTAAAACAAAAGATAATATTTTAGACTTAAATTCTAATAATTACGGCATGCTACATTTTCAAAATTGTTATTTAAAAGAGTATCAATTTGAAATTAGTACAAATAATTTACCTATTGTAAATCAAAGGTACACTTGCGATAATTTAACTTTTTATAACTCTGGAAATAATGTATTCAATAGAACACTAGATTTGAAATCTGGAGATCTAAAAATTGCCAGCGAAGAGATTATAATCCCTAAACATCTTAATCTAAAAAGTCCAAATATTTTGGGTAAAAATATCCTTTTGCCACAAGATATGAACATACAGATCTTATCTAATGCCAAAAAAATAATCTTTGATACAGAAAATATATATAGTTTAAATTATAACATTACATTTAATAGATCAGAATTAAAATCTGTAAATTACAAATTTCCATTAGTAAATAAAATTCAATTCCCAGTACAAGGAAGTTTAAATTTAAATATCATTAATAAAAATATAAATACAGGTTCATTTTTTGAATACTTAAATTTAGATAATGATTATAATATAATATGTAATTTTAATTCAAATAGATCTGGAGTAGATAATACAAGATATATATTCAGTGGATGTAAATTTAATAATATTAATTATGACTCTTCTATAGGAGGAAATAAAAATATATCAATTTTATTTAAATTTGATATAGATCCAGATTTTTCCACAAGAGGTCTTTTTGCTAGTGGTAATTTAATAAATATAAAATATGATGGATCTTTATTAGGAAATTCTGGAATTAATGAATATGAGCTTTTAGGGACAGAAAGTTCAATAGATTATGATTTATCATGGACAACTACTGCGCCGCTGATATACTAAAATAGTGTAAATACTAAAAACATATGCCTACCCCAAAAAATGTTAAAGATTTTGTAAATGTATCTAGTATAGATTTAAATAACAACGACACAGTATTAAGTGTTCAAAATGGAAATTTAAAAAACTTAACTAAAATTGTTTCTAAAATTAAAGGTGGAACAAATATAACAGTTACAGCTTCTAATGGTCTTGATGTTAATGGTTATGGAGCAGGAGATATAATTATTGATTCTACTGCATCAAATGGCGCAACAGGACCAACTGGACCTACTGGACCACAAGGATCTACAGGTTTAGGAGCCACAGGAGCAACAGGACCAATTGGATCTACTGGACCACAAGGAGCAAGTGGGATAATAGGTCCCACTGGACCGCAGGGTGCTACAGGTCCATCTGTTGGACCTAATTATATTGGGTCAACAGGACCTATTGGCCCTACGGGAGCGACTGGACCAGAAGGGGCAACTGGAGTTGCTGGATCAAGAGGTTCAACAGGAGCGACTGGATTGGTTGGGTCAGAGGGAGCCACAGGAGCTACTGGCCCAGCAGGAAATGGACTTGGCGAAGGATTACAAAATTATCAAGGCGCATTAATTATTGGAAGTGGAGAATGTTACTCAAATAATTTTTACAGTGGGACACTTTTGTATTTAAATAACTCAGGTACAACCAATTTACAGATTACAAATTGTAATGGCAATCAATTTATTATTTCTGCCGGAAATGAATCTTCTTTTATAGGGAATATATCTGGAAATGATTTATCACTCGGTACAAATGGATTTACTCGTTTAAATATAACAAAAGCAGGAGAGATTTTCATCACAGGTCGCACATCAATTGGGTCAAGCACTTTGTCTGGCGTTGTAAGTAATCATGGTAAATTAATTGTAACTGACGGAGGATTTGATAACATCGTACTTACTAACACTAGCATTGATGCAACGGACAAAGGTGGAGTATTAAAAGGAGCAAGAAAGACGAATTCACAAACGCCGTTTAACAGTCTTGGAGCATATGATAATGGTGGTGCGAGAGAAGTAAGTATTGGAGGAGGAAGTTGGGGTTCACCAGACGCTACAGTAGTAAATGTTTACGCAGGACCTTATAGCGAAACTCCTAACTCTGCACCACTTCCTATAGCGACATTTA